AGTCGGAGTTAGTGAACATTCGCAACTCAGGTGGTTGCGCCTCCGTCGCAACGTCGGTCGATGATGTACGCGATGTAATTGAGTCGCTCAAGGCGAGGGCGGCGGCTGGTGATTGTGCAGGACCGAAAGGCCGCGAAACATCCATGGAGGACCGGCTGATGGCGGAGAGTTCAAAAATTCCGTCGGAAAAATCAATTACATTGGCGATTGTGAAATATTTAAAATCGCAGGGATGCTGGACTCTGAAGGTCCACGGTGGCCCGTATCAGCGCAGAGCAGTGCCCGACATCCTAGCTTGCGTCAACGGTCACTTCCTCGCGATCGAGGGGAAGCGACCGAAGTATGGGCGACTCACGAAATTGCAGGAGTCGGAGTTAGTGAACATTCGCAACTCAGGTGGTTGCGCCTCCGTCGCAACGTCGGTCGATGATGTACGCGATGTAATTGAGTCGCTCAAGGCGAGGGCGAACGTCATTGCCCCAGAAAATTAAGCATTGCAAGGTCTTCCGTGGACATGTATAATTTCAGCCAAAAGCTCGTTGCAACGGGGGGCTGTGGGGAATTCGCCTAAACTTCCCGGCGCAACGAGGTGCCTAAGTGGTTGCTGTGGGAGGGGATGCGACGACATGTGTGAGCAAGCGATTTCCAGTCCGCGATACATGGACTATGCGGAGGCTCGCGAACACATCGTGAGCGGGGACGTGCTACTCTTCCGCTGGCGGTCTCGATTTTCTCTGGGCCGTGCGATCTCTATTGCCGGTCGCGGAGTCCATGCTCATGTTGGTGTGGCTCTATGGCACCGGGAATCTCTTCTGTTGGCTGAGGTTCGTGAGTTCCTTGGTGGGCGACTGGTGCTTCTGTCGCATGCGGTGAGGGGGGCTGGCGATATCGATGTTGCTAGGCTCGGGGAGCACTGCTACGATCCACGAAACATAGCTCTTTCCTGCCGCGCTGCCGCTCGAATGGTACGTTTTGCGGGACTCCCCTACGGTTGGCGCAATGTGCTGAACACGGCGATGTGTCACCTCGTAGGGGCGAGGCTTGCCTGCCGTCCATCGCTCGATGATGATGAAGAGCCGCGTGGGACGCCATTCTGCAGCGAGGCGGTGGCGCGTGCGTACCGTGAGGTGCCAGGTGGAGTAGATTTGGTTCCCAATCTTGCGGATCGATTCACCGAACCGGCGGATTTGGCGAGGTCGTCTATGCTCCAATATGTCTGCACTATTCGCGGAGGTCGTGTATAATGTACGAATATCGCGCATCGCTGATTCGCGTTGTCGATGGCGACACGATCGATGTCGAGTTGGACCTAGGACTCCGAATCAAGCGCACGGAGCGGCTCCGATTGCTTGGCGTCGATGCCCCAGAGATGCACGGCGACGAGCAGGTTCGTGCGGAAGATGTCCGTGATGAGCTACAGCGATTCTTAGCCGAAGCGAATGAGATGCGTGTACATACTGAAAAAACGGGTAGCTTCGGTCGATGGCTCGCGAAAGTACGAGTGCGCTACGGCAATGAGTGGTATGACGTTGTCGAGTGGCTTGTTAGTTGTGGTATGGGGGAGAGGCGGTGAGGGATTGCGACCTCAGTGACGAGTGGCGCACGTACACAGCCCCTCAGGCGCTCGCTAGCGCGCGAGGGGTCAGTGTTCGGATCGGTAAAGGTCGATGTTTCTACTGCGGCGGATCGTGCATGCCGAATGGCGATGCGGCGAAACATGTAAAGAAATCCTTTACAGCTCGCTCCACTGTTGCGGGCGGCGCGGATGTCTGCGACGGATGTCATGCCGCAATGGCTGAGAAAGCGGACATCTTAATGGTTGATGGCGAGGAGCGGAGGGAGCAAAAAATTCGATGTTATAGTTGGATCATTACGCGAGATAAGTGCTTGGCTGCGACTAAGCGTAATCTTCCAACACTCCGTTCGATCTGCGTGAATCCGCCGTCGCCACCGTTTGTGATCTGTCTATCCGAATCTGGACAGAAGCACATTTTGTATCTCGCGCACGTTGCACGAAGCCGTGATCGCTTTCCTGTCCAGTTGGAGGAGGAGACAGTCTGGGTTGAGCCGCGATCGCTGCGGGGTGCATTGCAAGACGCGGTACGTATCAGCGCAGTGATTGGAAAGAAGGGCACAGCTTCCCCGCTTCGATTCCGCGAGCAGTGCAAGATTCTCGAAGAAGGTGTTCACGAAGACACTATACATAGGTGGATGAAACTACAAACAACGCCACTGGGCCGTCTAGCCGCATGGCTTGTCCCCGGGAGGAAGGATTGCAAGAATGAGATCCATAACGACGGAGCAACTGAGACAAAAATTGGCGGGACTGTGTGACGAAGAGTCTGCGAAGGTTGCGGCTAACAACGAGGCAATGAAACGGGCCGCAGTGCGACTGCTTGCCTCCCTGCCAGAGGTTTTTGGTGAGAATCTCGACCGCAAGGACATGTGGGATCGCATTGCAACGGGCGTTGTGATGGCGGCCGCGAAGGTGAGCAGTGCCGATACGGATTTGTTTGTGCAGCACATCTTATCGCATATTCAATCACAACCGGGGGCGGCTGCGCGGAGCGAGCGGCTCGCTGATGCAATCATGGAGCTCTCTCAATGGGATTCACAGGATCGATCGCGGCTGATACGGTATATGCATGCCCACCTAGTGCCGATCCTTGTTTTTGCCAGAAGGGAATGGGGAGATCGCAAAAACGCAAGAAAGAGTAAGGCTGAAATCGCATGAGCAGTACGACAATATTGTGTGCCTCTGAATCTCTGTCACCCATTACACATATGCAGGGGACAGCGGGGAATGTGGCCATTGTTGCGAGAGAGACGGTCATGACGCCTATCGGTGTGCGATCGGTGCCCTTTCTCTCTGGCAATGCGATGCGGCACCGCGCCGTTCGTGAGCCGGGAATGTTGTGGCTCATTCACGAGTACGGACTTGCTGGTAATCTCCGGTTGTCGCAGTTGAATTTTCTCTTGCACGGCGGAAACTTGACCGAGTCAACCGCAACAGAGAATACGAATCGCATTGCCGAGGCGCATCGCTTGTGGCCGCTGTTGCGACTCTGCGGTGGGTGCCTGAGCAACCAGATACTTAGCGGGAGCCTCATTGTTACCCGAGGAACGTTGGTCTGTGAGGAGAACCGCCAATCCATCAAATGTATTCCTGACGAGCCTCTGCTAAGCGCTGAATCAATGATCCATGAATACCAGTACACTCGCGGAAACGCTGCCAATCTAGCGATCCACGAAGAAACGGTTACTGAAGATGCGTCGACGCAGATGATCTTCAGCGGCCAAGCGGTAGCTCGCGGCTCATGGTGGCAGCATGGATTCATCATTCGCAGCGAAGATCCAGTCTTAATTGGCGCACTACTGTGGTCGCTGCGTTTGTGGCAGGAAAGCGGTGGCACAATCGGTGGTCAGGGATCGCGAGGGCACGGGCATCTGAGGCTGCACATTGTAGACCCTCCGGTCGACATCGACAATGCGATTGGGGCGTACGTTGACTATGCGAGGTCAGTGAAGGAGGAAGCCGTAGACTGGATCAAAGAGGCGTGGAAGAAGTGAGCGGTACCCTAAAAATCACGGCTCACATGGCCTCGCCTATCGCTGGCGATGTCCCGCAGATCGATGGATTGCTTGAACTCGTCATGGCGAGAATGACTGGTCGATTGCAGTCGCTGCGGCGATGCGACCAGTGTCCGCCAGTTGGCGGAATCCACATTCCCATTTTGTTGGGGGCAATTGGGGGAATGAGCGTATACCGTGCGAGCAGTCCTGTATTTGTTGTCGAGACCGACAATCACGAATTCTTTGGTAAGCGACTCGGCGTTGAACATGCGTCACTCATCGACCCTCGTGATCGAAAGGTTGTGGCGATGGGCAATGCGACCTACAGGTCATATCGACTGCCTCTTCGTGTGCGCGCTATACGTCGCGTGGTTTGGTGGGTCGCTTCCGATCGTCGCAGGGCGATCAAGCAGTTGCTTCGAAAAATCACAAGCATCGGAAAGAAACGTAGCATTGGATATGGGGCCGTAGCGAAGTGGGATGTGGATCAGTGTGATATTGACATGTCGTGGTTCGCTCCTACCGAAAAAGGCACGATTCTGATGCGGCCCCTTCCTAATTGCGATGAACTGCCCGCTGACCTTGCAGGAGCATGCCCTGATTTTGGCGCGGTACAGCCCCCTTATTGGCATCCTCAGCGTTACGTTGAGAGAATGATACCATGCTAATTTCGTCTTGTCGGCACAAACCAGAAGACTTGTCACTATGGAGTGAGTATGAGCAGGCGGACGCGGCGTACAAACTATCGTCCCACAAAGTCTCTCAGTCTATCGACGCAATCCGACAGTGGCGAGGAGATTACGCAGGAACGTCGTGGGGAAAAGACTCTGTTACGATGATGCACTTAGCCTACTTGGCCGAATGGAATGGTCCGTTTGTCTACGTGCGTCTAGAGGGGCGTGACAATCCCTGTTGTGAGTTTGTGCGAGATGACTTCCTGGAGACTCATCCAGAGGTCGAATACTATGAGCGCCCATTTATCTATGAACAGTGCTCGCACGGAGAACATTGGAACGCAGTTGCGAATGAGTTCGGCAACCGACGAATGACGGGATTACGGACGTCGGAATCAACGAAGCGTGCCATATCAGTGTGGCAACATGGGTTAGATACTGGGAATAGCTTTCGCCCGATAGCTCACTGGGACGAGCAAGACGTGTTCGCGTTTCTCTGTCAGAATGCATTGGCAGTAAATCCCGTCTATGCCATGCTTGGCAAAGGTCGGTGGAGGCGGGATCAGATTCGTACTCATAGCATAGGCGGTTCGAGCGGCAGTGGGGCTGGGCGTCGTGAATGGGAGCGTGAGTATTTTCGAGATGTCCTGCGGCGGATCGAGTGCAGTTAATCAACATTCTCATCGCGCACACTGGATGGGCAGCATGTCAGGGACGACACAGAGGAAGGAGCAAAAGCAACACCCACTCGACTTTTCCGACATTGACGTAATTCGACGAATCTCCGAGCGGATCAAACGCGGCGTGATCGTCGACGAAAAATATCGCGATGCATTCCTACACCACTGCGTAATTGTCGCTACGGGGCTCAAGGAGGAGCGAGCGCCGGTGGTAGCCAACTGCCAGCGGATCATGAGTGACCTCATTCGCCACGACATGAGTCTTGCTGTCGAGCTGGAGCGGGTGAAGCTCGACCACGAAAAAGAAGCTCGTGTCGCAGCAGAATTGCACCACCATCAGCATGTTCACATCGAATCAGCGTCGGCTAAGGAACAGACGCTTCAGCAGCTCAGTGAGGTGAGGGACCTTATCATGGAGGATGACGCCCTTGCAAGCCTTAGACAGCAAATCGCCGAATCTAGCGAAGATGTTGGCGAAGACGAGCCCGGCGATGCTGGCCCGGTACACGATGCCGGGAACGACGACGTTTGATTACGCGCCGCACATTCGGTTGATCGATCAAGCGATTCTTGATTGCGTGCTCGGCCGCGGTCCGGAAACGCTCGTGGTGAATATGCCCCCTCGACACGGGAAGAGTGAAATGTGTTCACGATCGCTCCCGGTCTGGTTTCTGGGCAACTGGCCGAATAAGAACGTGCTCCTCCTGGGATACGGACAGCGTTTCGCATCTCGATTTGGCCGAGTGTGCCGTGATAGAATGCGACGTTGCGGCCCCGACATTTTTGGTTTCGGCGTCGACGTCGACCCCAAGTGTCAGAGTGTCGTAGAGTGGGGCACGACGCTTGGCGGCTGGATGATTGCGTCGGGTACCGGCGGCATGATTACTGGTCTTGGTGCTCATTTGATTGTTGCCGACGATCTCGTTAAAAACAGCGAAGAAGCGATGAGTGAGCGCCAGCGCGAGGATGTTTGGACTTGGTGGAATTCGACGCTCGAAACGCGACGTGAACCGGGGTGCAAGGTAGTTGCTATCGGTACACGTTGGCACAAGGAGGACTGGCTTGGTCGCCTCATCGAGCAGAGTGAACAATCTCCCGACAAGGTTCGCGTGATCAACTTTCCAGCGATCGCCGAAGGTAATGACGTGTTGGGGCGCAAGCCGGGTGAGGCACTGTGGCCGCGTCGATTCCCGAAGCCGAAGCTTCGAGACATCGAGAAGAAAACACCCCGTTATTGGTGGTTGGCTCTCTATCAGCAGCGTCCGACGACGCATGAACGATCAACGTGGGATGAGGAGCACTTCGACGGCATTTTCACGACAAGCGGCGATTGGCCTGATGCGTTCGAATTGTCCGCGTTGACGGTCGATCCGAGTCTCGGAAAAGATGCGAAAAAAGGCGACTATTCGGCGATTGTGTTTGTCGGATACGCGAGAGGTAAATACTGGGTCGAGGCGAGCATTGCGCGTCGCTCACCGTCTCGGATCACTCAGCAGACTGTGGCGATGGTTCGTCGGCTCCGACCGCAGCGAGTCGGGGTGGAGAGCAATAACTTTCAGTCTATGCTTGTGCAGCAGCTGCACCAAGAAATTGCCAATGCGGGGGTCATTGGTGTCCCGATTCACGGCATCCATAACGCGACGAATAAGCAGCTTCGAATAACGGAGACGCTTGACCCGTTCCTCCAAGACCGCTCACTCCGTGTAGCGACGACTTCCGGAGGGAAATTGCTCGTTGACCAACTCAGGGACTTTCCGCTTGGCGATCATGATGATGGACCCGACGCGCTACAGATGGCCATGGAGCTTTTGTACTGGGCTTCAGGGGTTTCTTCTGAAGATGACGAAGAAGAGTACGACTTCACGACGTAAGGGGGTGTCTAAGTGGTGCAGGGGAGGAAGATTTCTGGGACGATGGTCGCACTAATCCGTCGTCTTCGGCGCGAAGGGTTTACGCTTCGCCAGATTGTACGGATGACCGGATGCTCAAATACGACCGTTCAGCGATATTGGGAATTTCGTTCAGAAGACAAAAACGAGGAGAAAACGAAGAAAAAATCCTTGCAAAACGTTGCGCTTTTAGGGGATACTGCGACGAAGCAGGACGCAACTTCGGCCAGGGAAGGCCACTTGAATGACGAAAGCGCAAGCGAATCCCGAGCTACTACAGCTCCGCGAACAAGTGGAGACGCTGCGAATGCGCGAGGAGGTCGCAAGCCTGAGACGCGAGGTGCAGGCAGCGGAGCTTGAGAATCTAATTGTTCGCGAAGCGTGGGGTGATCGCGTCGACATGTCTGATCGCCTGTACGATCAGACTGATATTCTCGCAGACCCCTATTCCGGCATCTCACGGCCAGAGGATCGCCGTGATGGTGATTTTGCTCCAATCTTTCGCACGGAGCAAGAGCTTGCGCAGATTCGGGGGGTCGCTCGCTACATCTCGCATACGCATGAGGTAGCGGCTCCCGCGCTCGAATCGCTGACCAACTATGTCGTGGGCGATGGGTTCAGTGTTGAGGTGTCACCGCGTCCAGGTGTATCGCTGCAGCTTGCGACCGCAGCGCAAGCGTTCCTCGATGATTTTATCGAAACCAACGGGATTACTGGCGATCTCGATCGCGAGCTATTTCAGCGATTGCGACGCGACGGAGAGTATTTTCTGTGGTTGCAGGATCGTGGTGGCGGCAAGATTCGTGCTCGCGTCGTTGAGCCGGATTTTGTCACGCAGCCCTCGACACCGAATCTGATTGAGGATTATTACAAGATCGGCCCTGGGCTTGAGTGGAAATACGGCATCGCTGCGGATCTTGGCGACGCGACGGTGAAGCACGGGTACTTTGTTTCGTGGCACGGCGACGCACAGAACTGGGATTACGTCCACGACGAGGACATGATTCATGCGAAGATCAACACGCCCCGTTCCGTGAAGCGAGGCTTGTCCGACTTTTATGTCTCGTGGCATCTTGCTTTACGGTCAACCCGCCTACTGGATAACATCGTTGGTGGAGCATCTGTTCAGGCGTCCATTGCGTTCATCCGCAAGCACGCGGCGACGACGAGTCAATCGCAGATTGCGTCGATGAAGTCGGCAATCGAGACGGGGAAAGCAAACGTTCGTACAGATACTGGGTTCAAGCGAGTTCCCGAGGAGAAGTTTGGGCCGGGGCTCGTAGTCGATACCAACAACATGGACTACCATGCTGGTCCGCTCGGATCGCCGAATGGTCCCGCACTGGTCGATGTGCTCCAAGCGTCGTATCGCGTGCTCGGCATTCGCTGGTCGATGCCTGAATACCTTATTTCTGGCGATGCCTCCAACAACAATTTCGCCTCTGCGCTGGTTGCTGAATCCCCGTTCACTAAGGCGTGTCAAGCAAAACAGAATGCCGAAAGGTCAAACTATCGTCGACTCTTCTGGCGAGCGCTTCGGATGGCCGCGGAATCCGGTGCATTGCCGTGTAGGCCAAGTCAAATTAAGCAATTGCTGAATATCGAGGTAACTGCACCGGAAATCGAGGTCCGAAATCAAATCGAGGATCATCAGATGCGAAAAGAGGAGTACGAATCCGGTATTCGTTCACCTCGTTCGTGGGCTAGCGATGTGGGCCTGGATTATGACGAGGAGCGACGGAAGGGGGCCAAGTCCATTGTGAACGGCGGTATATCGTCTAGTGATCCGATACGCGAGACGGCGACCGAGTCGCTATCTGAACTTTGGAGAGGATACCCCCGATGAAGATCGCTTCGATATTGGCTGCAGTCGTGGCCCTGAGCGCGACAGCGCCTATCTCGACTCCATCGAGAACAGTAGAGGCGTTTCGAGATTTCACGGCAATTGGAGCATTGACGGTGCTTATGGGAATTGTGTTGTGGAAAACGATTCCCGATCAGACGAGGAGATTTTCCGAGTCGATTGATAAAATGAACAACTCAATCCACGAATTAACTAATGCGGTCAACGAGATGCGAACGCACTGCTCAAAAAGGGGAAACGAATGATTAGAGTTGCGGTTGTCTTGGTGGTCACATTGTCACTTAACTCTTTCGCTTGGGGACAGTGTTACACTAGTCGGACAGTCGGAGTGCGCGGTCCGTATGGTGGCGTGATTGGTTATGGGTCTGACACATACTGCATTCCATATCGGCCAAGCCAGTATCGTTCCAGTGTACGGACCTCGCCTTCGTCTTCGCCTTCGAGCCGGACGGTGTGTGATGGGCCAACGTGCCGTGTATTGCCTCAGGCAGAGCAGACAACCGCTCCGCGAACAACGAAGCCATCGTTGCCAATAGCACCACTGCCAACGAAGCAAAACAGCAAATTAAACGAGACGGTGAACAACTCTTCCAGCGAGTCGCAAAAGAAAGACATGCCAGTCTTTGACAAGCAGGAGTTCGTTGAATCAATGGGGGATGCCGTCGCATCTCGCATTCCTCGATGCGACCCTATCGATTACGACCTGCTTGCGGAAAAGATTGCGGAGGCTCTAACACCAGTCATTGAAATAAATCGTGTTGATGAAGCGTTGCTCGCGGAGAAACTTGCCGCGAGCGTTGATGTCCCCGAGATCGACGTGAATAAGTTGGCGGCATCGGTTGCCAACCGAATACATGTCGATGTACCTAGCCAACCCGGTGTGCAAAAGAATCGGTATGTGGTGGTCGTTGCCAGGCAGGAGGGCGCTCAATGGGCGAGACTTGCCTCTGCGGTCGCTCGCGCTAGAGAGTCGTGGAGTAAGATCACAGTTGCACAGCCGCCAGAAGATCGCGGCGTGGGCCCTCTTCCCGCTCTAGTGTACTATGAGGACGGCACGCCGGTTAAACAATATCGCGGTCAGTACGAGGTGCTGGCTGCATTGTCCGAAATTCACCGAAACGAATTTGCAGAGGAGTGAACACATGGCTATGGACCCAGCTGTTTCTGATTTGCTGCAAAGTCAGCTGTTGAGCAATGCTCAAATTTCTGGGCAGCAGCTCAACAAGATTGGGGAGAACCTCTATCAGGGGCTCGGTATCGTGCAAGCGTCCGTAATCCAGCAGCAAGGCTCGGTTACGGATGACCCTGGCGTGCTTGCGGCACTACAGGCTGCTAGCGCATCGCCGAAGCAAGGAGCGATGGGGGGGCAGTAGGCTTCTCTTGTCCAGGAGGGGCATCCCCTCGGCTTCTATGCCCCTCTTGGACATTTTTCAATGGAGGAGAAACCAATGTCGCAGTTCGATGATACCGAGCGGTTGCTAGAGATAATCAACCGGTCGACGCGTGAGCAGATAGAACAGCAGCGCAAGCTCATGGAGGATATCGCGGATGCAGCGGATCGCGTAATCTTGCAGCAAGCTGCAATGGCGGAAATTAAGGCCCCGACAGCGGACCCTACGATATGACCACGGAGCGGGCGGAAATTGCCAGGTTATTCCGCTGGAATTCAGCGCTCCGGCATGGAGTGCCGATCGTCGATATGCTGCGTGGTGTGAGGGGGACAAACGATGCTCGTCGGTCGAGTGTGGAGGCAAGCGAGCATGTGAGCGATGAGGAGCAATCGCATAACAGTTCACCAAATGCACTTCAGGATCGAGATCGATCATTTATTAGTAGAGCGGCTCCGTGGGCCCTGGCGGCAGCAAGCCTACTTGGCGGGGGAGGGCTTGGTCTAGCTGGATATATGCTAGGTAGTGATGCACCGCAGCAAAGTACCGTGCAGCAGGTACCAGTTAAGCAACATATGGACGAGTCTTCATTGCTGCAATACCTAGAGGACGAAGGGTTGCATCGGTGGGAGGAGAGGTGAATGGTGACAGAAACGAACACCGAAGATGTATTAAGTAATCTGATGTTCAGGAGTCACCAGCTGAATGAGGAATCATATCAGCGATTTCTGGAACAGGGTGAAGTGTACAGAAAATTGGCATTAGATAAGTGGATGTTCAGTGCCAGCGATTCCGAGCCGGATGGAGAAGGAAGCGAAGATTAACCGCGTATTTTCCAAAAAAATGCGTGAGCTTCGGAAGCGCGCAGAGTCTGGAATGCCGCTTGCCTTTTCGCGATTGGACGAGGAGTTGGCGGAGGAGATCGCCCCAACGCTTGCTGAGACGATGGCCGTGATGTTCGTACTCATGATGATGCAGGATGATCGCTTTGAGCGTGCGCGTGTCGAGCGGTCAATACGTCGCCCTGCGGAGCAATGGGCTGCGAGGACGGCAGCAGCGGTCGCAGATAAGTTCATTGCTGGAATTCGTCGTGATCTTGGCGCGGGAAAGCCTCCTCGCGAGGTGTTCGACCCGGATCGCGGCGGTTGGGTCGGCGCGACGGAGGTAACACGCGCGGGTACCATGGGTCAGCAGTTGGCCAGGCACATGATTGGCGAGGCTGATACAACGGTCGCTATTTGGGATGCGACGATGGATAGTCGTGTATGTCCAATTTGCGCAGCACTGAATGGAAAAACCGAGGAAGAGTGGGTTCTAGAATATCCGGCAGGACCTCCGGCACACCCAAATTGTCGATGTCACTTGGAGTATAGATAAATGCGTTTAGCTGAACGCGTATTCAATCCGTCTGGTGTGGCGATTGATAAAGACGCCCACGTAATACGCGGTGTAAAAATCCTCGGTCGCGAGAGCAGAAATGGGCGCGTCTATACTGAGCAAGCCATGAAGGACGCTGTCGGGCTCTATGAGGGCTGCGAGGTGAACATTGACCACCCTGCCGTCGAGGAAGCAACCAACGAACGGAGCATGCGAGATGGAATCGGGCGCATCGTTAATGCTCGGTTCGAAGAAGACGGTGTGTACGGAGATCTCGAATATTTGGAAACGCACGATCTCGCATCAATGTTGATCGAGCGCGCGGAGCGTATGCCGCAGAGCTTCGGCCTGTCACATAACGCAGAAGGGTCGGCCAAGCAAGAGGACGACAAGCTAGTCGTAGAATCATTGACGGAGGTCTACTCCGTCGACGTGGTACGGAACCCCGCCACCAATCGGGGACTCTTTGAATCGGAGGACAAGCGTATGAAGACGACAGTACGGAGGCTCCTTGAGCGGCATCGCCGTCACCCGGTGGCGAAGCAGCTGCTAGAGAATCTCGACGAGATGCCGCCCGAGGACATGGCGGCACCGCTCGCCGATGCCCCGGTCGACGACCCCGCGGAGGCTGGCGCTGACCCAGAAGAGGGCGCGGAAGATCAGATCAAGTCGGCCATCAAGGCGACGGTGGTCGCGGCAGTCGATGACCCAAATCTCGATTCCAAGCAGACGATGGACACGATCAAAAAAGCGCTGAAGGCGCAGGATGATCTCGTGGCCGCAGCAGCGGGCAAGAAGCCTGAGGCATCGGCACCCGTGTCCACTGAGGAAGAGGAAGATGAGGATGGCGAGTCGGAGACGGTCAAGAAAAAGAAGAAGAAAGACGACGAAGATGTCGCTGAATCGATTCGCACACTTCGCGGTCGGATCGATGAGTTGCTGTTGGAAAACGATCGCAGGCGAATCCTCGACGAAGCTGGCATTGAACGATTGGCCCCCAAAGCCGCCGCTCAATACCGCGAGTGTACAAGCGTTAGGGCGATGGAATCGTTCATTGCTGGACTTTCTCCTTCCGATCGGCTAGACCTAAAGCCGCCGGTGTTTCCCCTCGCTGAATCTAACGATGATGGGAAGACCTATGAGTCGCTGAAAGAAGAGGTATTCCGAAATCGCAAAACACGACGTTAGACCTCTCGGGGTCGAATTTTCGTAAATGAGAACTTCTCAGGGAGGCAAGCAAAATGACCAACATGCTCGTGGGAAACATCCCGCAGTTAGACGCCAACCGGCTCTACTTCGGGTTTTTCGAAGATTTTTTGAGCGATTACGTTTCAGGCGACGCCTGGACACTTGTCGCAACGGACTCGGGCACGGCCACACTCCAGGATGAGGCAGGTGGATTTATCAACCTCGCACCGTCCGACGGTACGGTTGCTGATAATGACGAAATCTATCTGAAGCGTACTAAGGAGTGCTTCAAGATCGTCAACCAGAAGCCGATCATCTGGGGCTGGTATGGTCGATGCGACGAAGCTAACACCGATGACGTGAACGTCGCGGTGGGGTTGGCGTCAGGTGTTGCGGCGAACACTATCGTCGATGATGGCGGTGGTGTCGATTCGGACTTCTCCGGTGCGATGTTTTACAAGGTCGACGGTGGCGACAACTGGAACGTGATCTACTCGGACGGCACAACGCAGACCGACGTGGAACTCACGGCGACCAATTCATTGACCGGATCGGCGATCGATTTCGATGACGACACTCTCGTGCTGCTTGAATGCGAGATTCATCCGTATACTTCCGCGAAGTGCGATATCGTCTTCAAGGTGGATGATGAAGTTGTGTACAAGATGAAGGACAAGACGTATTCCTCGGCCACTGAGGCGCAGTTCTTCATCGGAGGCAAAAACGGGAGTGCGAACAACGAATCGATCGAGTCGGACTTCGCTTACTGTTATCAGAAGCGATAACGCGTGTAACGTCCTAGCCTGCAACCGCCGATTGTTTGGGTGATCAATATTTACGGAGGAAAACCAATGACACGAAGGACTTTTTCGAGGTCCGCGCGAGCCGGGTTCAATACGCCCAAACTCCGGCGGCTCTATGAGGCGGCTCGCAAGGGACGTGAAGAGAATCGCTTTTGGGATGATCTCGATGATGCGTTTGCGGATGGGACTATCGAGCCAAGTGGTGTATCGATCCGCGAGGTGTTCGAGCAATTCGTCCCTGATGGGCGCGAACTACTCCGCTACATGGATCCTCGTGATCAGAGCGGATTTACACTTCGTGAGGCCGCGGTCAACACGGGCGCATTCGCCAACATCTCAGGGCAAATCGTCTATTCGACGATCATGCAGGGATATGACGAGGTTCAGTTGATCGGCGATTCGCTGGTGCAGACGATCTCGACGCAGTTCAACGGCGAGAAGATTCCCGGCGTGACGGGGCTTGGCGACGTCGCGGAATCGATCGGTGAGGGCAAGCCCTACCCGACTGCTGGCGTCGGGGAAGAGTGGGTCGAGACCCCCTCGACGACGAAGCGCGGAATCATCGTGCCGATCACGAAGGAGGCGATCTTCTTCGACCGGACAAACCTCGTGGTCCAGCGCGCTCGAGACGTGGGCAAATCGCTCGCAGTCAATAAGGAAAAGCGTATCATGGATGAGGTAACCGGAGAAACTGTCAGCTACAAACGCAACGGGGTCGCGCTATCAGCGACATACGGTAACAACTCCGGCACGCATGATTTCGACAATCTAGCAGCATCGAACGCGCTGCAGGACTGGACAGATCTTGACGCGGTCTACCAGCTAATGAACAAAATGACCGACCCGAACACGGGTGAGCCAATCATGGTCACGCCGAATACGATCCTCGTCCCGCAAGCGCTTGAGGCGAAGGCGAAGATGGTCGTTGGTGCGATCCAGATTCGATTGACGGACCCGTCGAATACGGATACGTATCCGGGAACTGAAACCATCGCATCAAACCCCGTCGGGCAAGGGCTCCAAATAGCAACGAGTCCCTATGTCTACGTTGCCACGTCGAGCGACACAACGTGGTACATGGGGGACTTCAAGTCGGCGTTCGCCTACATGGAGAACTGGCCGATTACGGTCGTGGAAGCTCCGCCTAACTCTGAACTTGAATTCACCAACGACATCGTGATGCGGTTCAAAGCGTCCGAGCGAGGCACGGTCGCAACTCTCGATCCGCGCTACGTGGTTAAGTGTACGGCATAACACACAGTGGTCTACGGCAGGTCTCTCCTCCTGCTTGGGTGCCCCGTCGTCTCTGTTAATCCGGATGGCGGCGGGGTTTTTTAAACGAAAAAATGAAAGGCAAAAAATGCAATCGCAAACGCCAACCATTCCGACAATTGCAGAGCGCGAACAGAAAACCCCCCCATCGCTCAAGCTTCCAGAAGATCAGTCCCAATGGTATAGTCGTGATCCGGATCAGCATCTAACCGAGATTCCAGAAGAGGCTGGGGAGGGAAAGGTATACGAATACTGCGTAGCCAACGGGCTCCCTCCCGTTGTACGAAAGTATCGTGTAACGCCGTTCTTTCGTGGCCGCATGTACGACTTTACGTTCGTTTGCTGGGCTGTCGATCCGCAGGAAGCGAAGCGTTTTTGCATCGCTACCGTTGGAATCCCCAATGATATGGTGCAGCTATTTCGATTCGAGGTGGTCTGCGAAAGCGAGGGGTAAGATGGCGCTAATCGACGATCTCAAGGACATTCGTGAAAGCACGGTCGAGGAGCTGAAATCGATTAGTTCGGGCTCTGGAGCGGGATCGAATCCGAATACACTCGGGGGCGGTGAGAGCGTCGACCATGATCAGTATGAGCGCAAGCTCTGGGATCGACTGAAGCAGCTGGATGCCCAGATCGCACAGCTTGAGGGGCCGGCGCACGAGATTTCTTACGGAGTCTAAATGGTGGGCTACAACGACGACGACTATCTGTATATGGATGGACTCCGTACATTTACGCACTCCCCGCGTAATCGTACGGAGTCGTCGTCAGACATTACTGGTCTCAAGGGGCGCGTCCATAATATCACGTCGAGCGACGTCATTGCAGGTGCGGCGTTCGGTGTGACAACGAGCGACCGTAAAATCACACTGTTTACCGCGACATTCGGAGATGAGGATCCAATGCAAGGCGACTACATCACGGACACAACCGACAGCACGGTCTATACGATCCTCACAATCACCAAGATCGCCGACGGTTCACAGATATCAGCGATGGCGAGGGAGGCCGTCTCATGAGTCAGCGCGGTGCGATTGAAATCGATATGTTTGGTCAGTATGCTTCAGATGTGACATCTGATTTGGCGACAGCTCCGCTCAACGATTCAATGGAGCGAGCACGAGCTGCCGTACTTCAGGATATTCGTGATGCGTTTACTTCGGGCCGATCTCCGCAGGGCGCCGGCTGGCCGCCACGAAAGAAAGAAGGTGATGGACACCCACTCCTGATGGACACCGGCGCGCTACTTCAGGCGGCGACGGGTGGAGGTCCCGGGCATATTTCGAACCTTCAGGAGCGAGAAATGACCGTCGGCGTGCGCAAGGCGACAATTCCCTACGCCGCAGTACACCAGTACGGATTTCCTGGACCGGACAAGCTCGGTCGCATGCTAAATATCCCGGCGCGTCCATATCACGGAGCAACGGACGAATCGCTCGATGCGATTGGCGAGGATATCGCCGAAGAACTATTACAGGTATTTTAACGAGGAGGTGTACATATGGCCGCAGGTGACATTACGCTATTTAATGAATTCCCCGATCAGCTCGGGGAAGAGGCGCACAATTTCGATAG